AGCCTACTAATATTAGTAAGCTTTTTTTAAACTTAAAATAAAAGGAGAATGTGAACATGGCTATTAAATTTAATACTTTTGAAAACAGTAAGGTAGAATTTGCTAACGCAATGAAAGATGGGGACGAGGCACAACAGTCAGAAGCAATGCAGAACATGTTAGACGCACTTGCTAAAGATGTACAAGGTGATATTCTTAATCAAGTTAATATGGACGTAACGGATCGTTCAGTTATGCAGGCGCGCGGATCAAACGTATTAACAAACGAAGAATCAAAATTCTTTAATGCAGTTATTGAAGATGGTGGTTTTAACGATGAGGAAACACTTCCAAAAACTACACAGGAACGCGTATTTGAAGACTTAGTAAATGAACATCCTTTACTACAGAAGTTAGGCATTCAAAATCTTGGAGCTGTAACAGAGTTCATCCACAGTGATCCAGAAGGTGCGGCAGTTTGGGGTCCGTTGTTTGGTGATATTCAAGGGCAATTAAACGCTACATTCCGCAAAGAAACAATTACACAGTTGAAACTAACTGCATTTATTCCGATTTCAAATGACATGCTCGATCTTGGGCCTGCTTGGGTAGAGCGTTACGTTCGAACTATGCTTGTGGAGGCTATGTCAGCTGGATTAGAACGCGGGTTTGTTGCTGGTGACGGTAGAAATCAACCTGTAGGGTTATTGTATGAAGTAGATGAAGAAACAAGTGCAATCACTGAGAAAGCAAGCGCTGGAACATTAACGTTTGAAGGTGGAGACACTACGATCGAAGAGTTAAAAGGAGTAGTTGAATTACTATCTACAGTACCTGCAAAGGGCGCAGATGGTGAGGATAAGGTTCGTAATGTGGCTGGTAAGGTTGTAATGGTCGTCAATCCTTTTGATAACTTCTCAATCCAGGCTAAAGCAACAGTTCGTAACGATGCTGGACTTTACATCACTAGCTTACCGTTTAATCCACAGATTGTTGAGTCTGTGCACGTGCCACAAGGCAAAACAGTGTTCTTCGTACAGGGTCAGTATATCGCAGCGGTTGGCGGATCACAGCAGATGAAGAAGTTCGATCAAACGCTAGCTATGGAAGATGCGACGCTTTACATCGCTAAACAGTATGCAACTGGTAAGCCGGTAGACAACTATGCAGCACAAGTTTATGACTTGGCTATTAGTGGCGGAGGCGTAGAGGGGTAGGGTTGAAAATGACCGTATCGACTAACACGATCGAAGAGTTTAAAAGGTATATGAGAATCACACATGATGAGGATGACAATCTAAGAAGGTTGTTGTCCTTTTCTATTTCATACGTTAAAACACATTGTGGAGATTTTGATATAGATGAGAATGAACAAGCTAAAGAGTTAGTGTTTGAGCGTACGCGGTATTTATATAATGATGCGCTTGAATTCTTTGAAGACAACTTTTTAAGTGAGATCACTAGTTTAGGATTGAGCTTGTCAGAAGGTGATGCAGATGATCAAGTTTGAATATAGGAAACCACGTGCTAAAAATGGTGACTTGCGCACTTGGATATCGTTTTACGAGTACGCACCCAATGAAGGTCCTGAACCTGGGGAGTCTGAAAAGAAAGTGCTATATGAGTGCTGGGCAAAGGTCGATCGAGTGTGGATGCGAGACTTTGAACAAGCCAAGTCTACAGACACTCTCTCAGACGTCACGATCACAATACGTGATGCAGGGGCAACTTATCGGCCATCTAACAAGCATTACCTTGAAATTAACGCAATTGATTATGAGGGCATGCGGTACAACATTAAGGACGTACAACCCGATATGCAACATCATGATTTTACAACGATTATTGCGGGGCTGAGAAAGTGAGCGTTGAAATAAAGGGCATGGATGCTTTGCTTAAAGAGCTTGAGAGAAAGTTAGGCAAGGCGAATATACAGCGTGTCACAGATAGGGCATTAGTCAAGGCTGCAGATGTGTTTGTAAAGGAATTAAAGCGCCAATTCCAGTCATTTAAAGATACAGGGGCAAGCATAGACGAGATTACTTTGTCTAGTGTAAGGACTGTCAACGGAGCGAGGACGATTACTGTTTACTGGGAAGGTCCAAGGAGCAGATACAGGATCATCCATTTAAACGAGTGGGGAACTGTAAAACACCCTAGTCCAAGAGGTAAAGGCAGGGTTGCCGCTGCTCTCAAAAACTCCGAGAAAGCATATCGAGATGTGCTTATCGCTGAATTAAAGCGGGGGATTTAATGGATATATTAGAGGTTGTTCATAAAACGTTAATTAAAAATGACTATGTGAATGATCATGCTACAGGGCGGATCAAGTTTTACGAATACCCGCCAACAGCCAATGATATAGAGCCTCACATCATTATTGATCCACTGGATACACCGTCCAAGAAGGACTATGCAGACAACAAGTGGCTAACGCTTGATAGTCTGATACAGATTGACGTGTGGTCGATGGATAGGCAAGTCACATTGCATTTAGCGGATGTGATTGGTTTATCAATGTGGGAAGGCTTGGGGTTTTATGAGATATCAGGGCCGAATGAGTATGACGAGGGTACGGGGGTATTCCGTATCGCTAATAGATATAGAGGCAAATTGTACAGAAGTGATTTTGACACCTTATGATAGGTGTCTTTTTTTACATTAAAAAATAATAGGAGTGATTGATTTGGCAGAAGAAAAAAACTATAGAGCAGCTACAGGTGTGGACGAATTCCACTATGGGGTTGTCGGAGATGGTGTTGTTGCCGAAAGCGTTGAAAGAATTAAGTTTTTGCAGAACATGACAGTAGAAATGGAGCAAGAGATCGTGCGTGCTTATGGAGATAACAAGACGGCTGAAATGGCAGTCTCTAGTGGTGACATTAGTGTTACATCACAATTCCACACAGTGCCAATTGAGGACAAGACAGTATTACTAGGACTCGAGACAGCAGAAGGGTTAACGGCTATGGGGGTTGGCGACAACTCACCTTACGTGGCAGTTATCTTTACTAAGACTTATGAAGATGGTTCTAAAGAGTATGTCGGACTGCCTAAAGGTTTGTTTACACGTCCAAGCATCGAGGGACAAACTAAAGAAGATTCCGTTGAATTCTCACAAGAAGAAATCGAAGCGCAGTTTATGGACCGTAAAGTAGAGGGTTTTACAGGTGAAAAGTCTGTAGTATTTGCAACAGATGAAAAGGACGAAAACACTAATCGGGATGCTTTATTCATGGCTATTTTTGGCTTACCTCATCCGGATGAAGGGGAAGGCGGAGGTGTTGAGGGTTAATGGTTAGTATTAAAGCAACTGTCCAAGGAAACATCAAGCCAAACCGTTTTCTCAAGTACACAGTAAGGAAAGATGACAATCCGATTGTGCGATATGCCACTGATGGATTTCCACATCTTCACAGCACACAAGAATTAGAGGACAAGCAAGAGGTTAACATCTCTATAACAAATAAGCCTGTTTGGAAAATCGAGGCAGGAGAAAAAATAGATGTGGGAGAGTCTGTATATTCGGGTGACGCGGGTAAAGTATTTGCGAGACGTACAGGAGAAAGTCGTCCTGCTGACTTGATAGGTTATGCTGCAAATGCCGCCAAACCCGGCGAGTTGGTAAGCGTAGTACGTCAATTCCAAATTAACGGTAACTGGGCAACTGAATTAAATAAATTATTAGAAGGCGGAGGCGAATAACTTAATGACAAAATTTAAAGCGACTATATCAGAAGATATTGAAGCGAATCGTTTGATGGTAAGGTCTGAGAATGGCGGTTCGTTCGTTTTGACTGTAGCACAATCAGGAGATGCGCCACAATTCAGATCGACAGGTAAATTAACAGAAGGACAAGAGGTAACAGTTACCATTAAGGATGATATCGCTTGGAATGTTGAAGCAGGTGGAGACATTGAAGCGGGTGCTGATGTTGGAGTAGGCGAAGGCGGAACAGCAGTAGAATCAGATGATAGCTTTGGTTATGCCACACATTCAACAGAAGTAGGTAGCGTGGTAGAAGTTGTGCGCACATCTAGTGGTGGCGGAGCAGGGGAAAAAGGGCCTAGAGGTGATGCTGGACCAGTGGGAAGTCAGGGTCCGGCAGGCGATGCGGGCGCGAAAGGCCCAACAGGAGACAAAGGCCCTGATGGGGATCAAGGCGCGAAAGGTCCAGTAGGCGATCAAGGCCCTATCGGAGATCAAGGCCCAGTAGGTGAAAAAGGCCCAACGGGTGATAAGGGGCCAGACGGGGATCCAGCATAAACGAATAACAACACAGAGTGGGAGAAATCCCGCTCTATTTTTTTATACAAAAAGGGAGATATGGAAAATGGCTAATTTAAAAAGAAATTCTATTGAGATTGTAAAAGAAGTTAAAGCGGGCGAGGTTATCACTGAAAAGTATTGGACGCCTGTATTTATTGATTTGGATGTCGTTTACGAAGCATTGGATATTATGGAGCGTTTCGAGGATAAAGAAAATCCAGTTAAAGAACGTGAGATGTTGGAATTATTGATTGATTTTACAGCTAACAAGATTTATGGAAAAGAATTTACACCTAAACAATTGCGTAATGGTCTTCATGCTCCGCAGGCTATTGAAACACTTCAGGAACAACTTATTTTCATCGCACAAGGGGAACAAACGGACGAAACAAAAAAATTCCTAGAGAAGAAGAACTAAATGACGAAGATTTTTCTTCTCGAAAACAAAAGGAGTATCTAGATAAAATTATCTTGGAAATGATGCAGGAGGGCAAGGACATCAATGAGATTCTAAAAATGCCCTTCATGTTTGTTGTGGATATTCTAGAAGAAAACAATAAACCGAAAGAAGAACAGTCAATTATAAAGGCGTTCGGCGGTTAGTTTTCATAGTAATCAAGAAAGGAGGTACTGAATGGAAAGATTAAAAGGCCTCACAATAGAAATGGACCTAGACACAATGAAGGTAGATAGTGGGCTTACCAGTCTCCGTAGAAACATGAGGCAAGTCAATAGTGAAATGCGTAGTAACATGAGCGCGTTTGACCGTAGTGATAAGAGTATTGGCAAGTATGAAACCAGATTAACTGGACTCAATAAAAAGCTAGAGGCACAAAAGGTGGTTACCGAAAGCGCGAGAAAGCATCATGAGAAAATGGTGGCAGAGTTTGGAGAAGGTAGTAAAGAGGCAGACAACGCAGCAATTGCCTACAACAACCAATCAGCTCAATTAAAGAATCTAGAGCGTTATGTGAGCAGGGCTACCGATGAATTAAAGATGATGAAAAGAGAACAAGAAATACAGTCTAGTGGTTGGTACAAAACAGGAGATGCCATTGAAGGTTTTTCTGACAAGTTAGGGTCAGTAAGTGGCAAGGCCCGTGAAGTAGGTAGTTCGCTGACTAAATCTATCACACTACCAGCATTAGGAGTCGCTACCGCAGTAGGTGGCATAGTCGCGGCGTTTGGTTGGCAAAGGCTCGTAGGGCTCGACACAGCCAAGGCTCAACTTGAAGGGCTTGGATACTCCACAGAAGATGTAGGAAGAATTACAGATCAAGTTACATCTGCAATTGAGGGCGGTATGACTACTATGGCAGAAGGTACAGCTATAGCGGCCGGAGCAATGGCGGCGGGTGTTAAAGAAGGCGCTGAACTAGAGAAATACATCAAACTTGTTGGTGATGCTGCTGTCGGATCGAACAGGCCGGTAGATGAAATGGCTCAGATATTTAACCGTGTCCAAGGTGGCGGAAGGCTAATGACACAGGAATTAAATATGATTGAACAAGGGATGCCGGGGTTTGCACAAGCGATGTCTGATGAATTAGCTGACGGATCACTCGAAGCGTTTAGGGATATGGTAACTAATGGAGAAGTTGGATCAGATGACTTCCTTAAGGTTATGGATGGATTCGCAGGCGGGATGGCTGCGGCTTATTCCGAGTCATGGGGAGGTATGGTCGAAAATACCAAGGCTTATATCGGAATCATCGGCGAGAACCTACTAGGTGGAGTTTTCGAGAAGTCAAAGGAATCAATCGCTGAGTTCATAGAATTATTATCATCAGAAGATACTATCGAATGGGCAGAAAGAACAGGCGAGGCTATCGGAGAGGCATTTAGTGGGATGGTTGATCGTGTCCAGTCCGTTGTGGGTTGGTTTAGTAAGCTAGACACCGAAAAGCAAAAACTGATAGGTAAACTGGGCTTGTTTGCAGTTGCTATAGGCCCGTTACTGTGGGGGTTTGGTATATTAGGCGGGCTTGTATCTAAGTTGCTAAAGCCTATAGGTTTCTTATTTAAGTTTATTGCGCGAGGTGGCGGGTTGTTTAAAGCGCTAGGACTAGCTATAGGGGCTATATCGGCGCCAGTCGCTATAACAATCGGTATAATCGCAGCACTTGCAGGTGGATTTACCCTTGCTTATAAGAAGTCAGAAACATTTAGGGAGCTCATCCACAAGCTAGGCGAGAAATTTAAGGAAGTTTTCGAGAATATATTAGAGTTTATCCAACCAGGAATAGATGCGGTAATCGGTTTTTTCGATGATACAAAAGAAAAAATAACCGGGTTTATAAATGAAGAAGGCGAACAACTTATGGAAGCCTTTGGGAATATAGGTAGTTTTATATCCACAGTTGCAGGCATCATATTTAAAGCTGTTAAGTGGGCTTTTGATGGCATTATGTCGGTGGTAGAATTCGTCATGCCATTTATTCTGGGAATTATCGAAATGGTGTGGGGGAATATAAAAGGAATTATCACTGGAACTCTAGACATTATAATGGGCGCTGTAAAGGTTTTCTCAGGATTATTTACAGGCGATTTTGCGAAAATGTGGGAAGGCGTTAAACAGATGTTTTTCGGCGCTATTAAAGTTATATGGAACTGGATTCAATTACAGTTTATTGGGCGCATCCTAAAAGGCGTAGGCGGTTTAGCTAAAGGATTCTCTGGGCACATTAGGAATCTATGGACATGGGTCAAAGAGTTGTTTACTAAATCCATAACTAGCGTTTATAATTCTGTTAAAACATCTTTTGTAGGTCGTATTATTGGTAGTATCGTAAACTTTGTTAAAACGTTCAGGTCTAGAATATCTAATATGTGGACATCTTTAAAGTCTACATTTTCTAGTTATATCACAAGTATTAGAGAGTCTATCGCCAATTCATTTGTTGGGCGTATATTGAGCAGTGTAGGGCGAATGAAGACTAGGTTTGTTGACATCGCAAAGGATATGTGGACGGGTGTCAGAAACCAGTTTACCAATATGGTAGAAGGCGCAAAGGCATTACCAGGGCGAATAGGTCGCGGAATTGGTAGTATGGCATCTAAAGTTACCAGCGGTGTTAAAAAGGTAACTAATAAATTAGCATCCACACTAGGTAAGGGTGTTAATGGAGTCATTGGCGGTGTCAACTGGGTACTAGGAAAGATTGGTGTTAAATCAAAGATTCCGAAGTGGGATGTACCTAAGTATGCACGCGGTACAGGATCACATCCGGGTGGACTTGCTTATGTCGGAGATGGTACAGGTCGATTAAAAGGGTCTGAATACATCGAAACTCCGGACGGCAAAGGACACCTTAGCCCTGACAGGACTACTCTAATGAACTTGCCAAGAGGTAGTAAGGTTATGCCTGCAGATAAGACTAGGGAAATGCTTAATATCCCTGCTTATGCTAATGGTATTGGTAAGTTAGCGAATAGAAACAATGCAGCATCTCAATTTAAGCGTAACAAGAAATATAAAGCACCTAACGTGTGGGATTATCTCACTAAGCCAAAATTGTTGCTTAATAAAGCATTACGTTATCTTGGAGTAGAAACACCTAAAGGCGCATCGTTTATACCACAGATGGCAAAGGGTGGGTTTAACAAGGTAAAAGAGGCAGCAATCAGCAAGATTAAAGGTGAAACAGAAGACTTAGACGTAGCAGGCCCATCATCCGGTGGGGCTAAAGCTTGGCGGAACACGATCAAGACAGCAGCGGCGCGCATGAATGAAACGCTTGGTAAGGGTCACATGAGTCGTATCATCTCTCAGATTGATAGAGAGTCAGGCGGTAATCAAAGGATTGTACAATCATCCGCATTGCTAGATGTCAACACGTTATCAGGTAACCCTGCTAGGGGATTGTTGCAGTATATTCCACAAACGTTTGATGCATATAAGATGAAGGGCAACGGTAATATCTATTCAGGATATGATCAGTTACTAGCGTTTTTCAACAACAAGACATGGCGGAGTGATTTACCTAGTAGTCCTAGAGGTTGGGGCCCAAGAGGTGGCAGAAAGTATGCTACAGGCGGGCTGATTATGAATGAACAACTAGCCACTCTAGGCGAAGAAGGGCAAGAAATGGTTATCCCACTAGCTAAGAATCGTAGAACGGATGCCATGAAGTTGTTAGCTATCACAGGTAAGATGTTAGGCGAAGACGAGGGTGGAGGTAAAGCCAGGTTACCCCATCAATTGTCAAATGTTAGTGGTGGCAGTGGTGGCAATCAACAGATGAACGACTTACTACAAGCCACATTAAAGCAGAATGAGATATTAATGAAGATATTGAACAAGAACCAGGACTTGTATATGGAAGAACATGTTGTAGGTAAAATACTATCACCTATCATAGATGATAATTTAGACAGGGATAGGAGAAGGGTAGATAAGTTTAGAGGGTAACAGAAGAGGGGGATACCCCCTCTTTTATTCAATAAAATAATCCTTATATAAAGGAGGGATGCCATTTGATTTTTAACGGGATAGAAAAAGACTACTTAACTGTTACAAGGGGCAGAAAAAGACCAGCATGGGCGCCTATTGAAAGAGAGTTAGTCACAGTGTCGGGAATGCCGGGCGCTCATCAATTCGGAGCAAATACACAAGTTAGAATTGTGACTGTGCCTGTATTCATTCTAGCTGATAGTTTTAGTGATTTGCAGAAGCTAAAGGAAGACATGGCTGATTGGCTTGTACACGATGAACCGCGGGAATTGAAGTTCAAGGATGAACCCGACCGTATATATTATGCGGTTGTAGATGGCGGTTTGGATTTAGAGGAATTAGTCAGGTGGGGCGAGGGCGAGATATCGTTTGTTTGTCCTGATCCTTATAAATACGGGGCGGAAGAAACGGGAGATTTAACCGATATATCCACAGTTAACAATGAGGGGAACGAGGCGGTAAGCCCTATATTTGAGCTAACGGCAATCAAGCCGGCAACATTTGCAATGGTTAGTAATTCAGCAGATGAATATAACTTAGTGGG